AGGCCGAGATTGTCGCCGCTCGTGCCAGCAGCAGCATGATGGCGTTTGTCAAGACACCGGATCAGGAGCTGTTTGAAGATGGCACGTTTGATCAGGAGTCTGTCCTCGACTTCTCGCCCGGCAGCATCCGCCGATTGGCTCCCGGTGAAGAGATGCAGTTCTTTACACCCAATCGCCCTGATGATGCATTCACTCCTTTTGTGCAGCAAATGCTGCGAGCTGTGGCTGCTGGGATTGGTTGTTCTTACACGCAAGTCAGCTCAGATTTCTCTCAAAGCAACTACAGCTCTTCACGACTGGAACTGCTTGAAACAAGAACGCATTACAAAACACTCCAGCAGTATTTAATCGAATCGCTGTGCGAAGAGGTCTACGAGAAGTGGATTGAAATGGCGGTATTGGCTGGCGTTCTGGATCTGCCGAACTACGACAGCAACCCTGAGCGTTACGAAGAAGCCAAGTGGATTGCACCCGCTGCTCAGTTTGTTGACCCGCAAAAAGAAGCTGCTGCTTACAAGGAACTGATCCGCTCAGGCATCATGACGCTCTCGCAGGTGATCGCCCTGCACGGCGGTGACTTTGAGGATCAGATGCGTCAACGCCAGCATGAACTTGCTGTTGCTGATGAGTACGGCATCGTCCTTGATACCGACCCGTCACAGGTTTCTAACAGCGGTGTTTCTCAACCTGTTCCTGTTCCTCCAACTGAAAGTCCGGTAGAACTTGAGGAAGAACCTGAACTTGAGGACATCGACTGATGGCAAAGGTTGGTGACAAAACAATCGATCTGACGCCAACAGAAGGCATGAAGGCCGAAGCGCGTCGTTATCGCGCATGGAAGAAAGATGGCCGTCCCGGTGGCACTGATGTCGCTGCTACGCGTGCCAGTCAGATCCTTTCCGGTGATGAACTTAGTCCTGACACTGTCATCACGATGGCCGCATGGTTTGCACGCCATGAGGTTGACAAGCAGGGCAAAGGCTTCCGCCCTGGTGGTGACGACTATCCTTCGCCGGGTCGCGTAGCATGGGCGGCATGGGGCGGTGATTCAGGTCAAACCTGGAGCAACATGAAATCCAAAGCCATCAAAAAAGCACAGGAGCGTGCCATGGAAATCAACGAAGAGATCGTCGATGGACGCCCCTATCCCAATGAGCATGCTGCTCGCCTGACTGATCCTGATCAGTACGACAGCATCCGCCGCGTCAATGATGAATTTGGCGCTGGCATTGATGCGATTTACGGGATCAAGGATGGCACCTCTGAACTGCAGGCCATTCGTTTTGATGCTGATCGCTTCACGCCCGCCGAGGCTCGCGAATGGCTGAGTGATCACGACTTTGATCCGATGATGTTTGAAGAAGCCACCGGTGAGCGCAGTGAGGAGCGTGCTGCACCTGATGCTGTCAAGGTTGGTGATTTTGTAGAGTGGGATTCAAGTGGCGGCACCGCACGCGGGAAAGTTGAACACGTGATGCGTGAAGGTGTACTTGGTGTTCCTGATTCTTCGTTTAGCATTAACGCATCTGAAGAAGATCCCGCTGCGTTGATTCGCGTGTACCGCAAAGACAGCGAAGGCAGTTACAAAGAGACCGAGACTTTGGTCGGCCATAAGTTCTCTGAACTGCGCAAGATTGCTGCGCTGCGTTTCTTTGAAGGCGAGACGCTGAAGCGTTCACTGGCTACTGAGTTCCGCTCTGAAAGCGAAGATCGGACGCTTGAGTTCCCATTTGCCAGCGAAGCGCCTGTTGAGCGTTACTACGGCATGGAAGTGTTGAGCATGGATGCCAAGTCCATGGATCTCACTCGTCTCAACGATGGTGCGCCTCTGCTGTACCAACACGATGCAGACAAGATCGTCGGCGTTGTGCAGAAGGCTTACATCAAAAACAAGCGTGCCTATGCACGCGTAAAACTCGCGAACAACGAACTAGGTCGCGAGATGCAAGAGTTGATCAAGGATGGAATCATCCGCAATGTCAGCTTCGGCTACAAGATCAACTCGATGGAAGCCGATGAGTCCACATCACCTGTGACTTATCGCGCTACCAGTTTCCAACCGTTTGAAATAAGCCTGGTCACCGTGCCGGCTGATAATTCGGTTGGAATCGGACGTTCTTTCTCCCATAATGAGAACGTCGATACGGCCTCAGCCGTTCACAGTCAACCCAACGGAGTTACAACCGTGGATCAAAACCTCAATGTTGAGGCTATCCGCGCTGAGGCCGCTCAGGCCAAGGCTAAGGAAATGGCCGACATGATTGCTCTTGGTCAACGCACCAAGAACATTGAAATGGCTCAGGAGTTCATTGCTAACTCCCGCAGCCTCGATGAGCTTCGCTCTGCCCTTCTGGAAAAGATGGGTGTGGAAGAGAAGCCCCTGAACCCCAAGGATGCCGAGATCGGCATGTCGGACAAAGAGAAGCGTGACTTCTCCTTCATCCGCGCCATCAACGCTCTGGCTCACCCCAACAGCCAAGAAGCTCAGCGTGCTGCTGCTTTCGAAATGGAAGTCAGCCGTGCTGCTCAGCAGAAGTCTGGCAAGGAAGCCCGTGGCATCCTGATCCCCGCTGATGTGCTGGGTTATGGCCGCCGTGACCTGACCGTGGGTTCTGCCTCCGGTGGTGGTGATCTGGTTGCCACCGAGCTGATGAGCGAGAGCTTCATCGATCTGCTCCGCAAGGCTCTTGTGCTGCAGACCGCTGGTGCGACCGTGATGACCGGCCTCCAAGGCATGGTTGCTCTGCCCCGTCAGTCTGGTGGTGCCACTGTGTACCACGTTGCTGAGTCCGGCTCGATCACCGAAGGTCAACTGACCGTCGACCAAGTGACGATGCAGCCCCGCACGATTGGTGCGCTGACCGATTACTCCCGTCGTCTGCTGCTTCAGTCCAGCATCGACATCGAGAACCTGGTGCGTCGCGATCTGGCTCAACAGATTGCCATCGAAGTTGAGAACCAAGCCATCAACGGTATTGGTGCTGCTTCGTATCCGCTGGGCTTCCTGAACGTGACCGGTATCAACACCGAGTCCGGCTATACCACGTTCGCTGATTACGTGAACGCTGAAGCCGCTCTCAGCACCGACAACGCCCTGCTGGGCAGCCTTGGCTATCTGATGAACTCCGCTCTGCGCGGCACTCTGAAGACCACCGAGAAGTCGGCCACCGGCACCAACGCCAACTTCATCTACGAAGCCGACAACACCATCAACGGTTACCCGGCTTACGTGTCCAACTCCATGCCGAACAACACTGCGGTGTTCGCTAACTTCAGCGACATCCTGATCGGCTTCTGGAGCGGTCTGGACATCATGGTTGATCCTTACACCGGTTCCGCTTCCGGCACCGTGCGTGTGGTGGCCATGCAGGACTATGACGTGGCCGTGCGTCATCCTGAGTCCATCTGCAAGCTGTCCTGATGATTACGGAGCGGGTAATGCGCATTCAGATGCTGCGTGACACCATCGTTGACCTCAAGCAGGTGAAAGTTGGTGATTACGTAGAAACCGATAAAAAATCAGCTCTGTTGTTGATCGGTATTCAGAAGGCCATTCCCGCTCCCATCATCGAGGAAGTTGTTGTTACGGCTGACGAGCAGCCGGATCCTGTTCAAAGCAAACCCGCTCCCAAACGGAGAAAGACCAATGATCCACAACCTCGGGTCTAAGACCTACATCCAGAGCCTTCTGGCTGCTGATTCCCGCACCTCTACTGCCACCGGCACCGGTTTCGATCTGCAAGGTTCGAACGATGCTGAAGGCGAAGCCATCGTGATCCTCGATTGCGAAGCTGGTAGCGGCACCACCCCTACCCTGAACGTCAAACTTCAGGATTCGGCTGACAACTCTGCTTGGGCTGACATCACCGGCAAGACCTTCACCCAGGTCACCGATGCTGCTGCTGCCTTTGAGAAGATCAGCATCAACACCAACGATGTGCGCCGTTATGTGCGTGCTGTCGGTACTCAAGCTGGCACCAACCCTGTGTTTGTGTACGGCGTCTCGCTGGTTTACAGCAAGAAGTACGGCAACTGATCCTGATGGCGTTTCCTGAACTGCCAGATGCTTTCCTGAACGAGTTTGGCGTTACCTGCCAAATTGGTGCTGGCACTGCGTTTCTTGGCATTCTGGATTCGCCAATGGATGTGATCGCGGGCGGTATGGCGTTGTCTCGGGAGTACTTGCTTACGGCAAAGACTTCTGATGTCAGCACTGCCGCTCGCGGCACTTCTATTACGGTTGATTCCGCGTCTTACACCGTGCGTGAGAATCGCCCTGTTGATGACGGTGTTTTTTCAGAACTACTATTGAGCAAAGTCTGACTTTGAGGTCATGAGCAGCGTCTTCAAAGTCAACACCAGAGCGAATTGGGCGGCATTGAATCCTGTGTTGCTTCCTGGTGAAGCCGCCATTGAGACACAGACAAATAATCTCAAGATTGGAGACGGGGTTTCAACTTGGAGCCGGCTTCCGTATTTTTCTGCTCCTGCTTATTGGGGTTCGTTTTGGGACGAGACCTCGCAAACCGCAACTGCCAATACGCCAACCGAGATTTATCTGAGACAGCGTGATACTGGAAGTCGAGGCGTTCGGGTTGTTTCAAATTCACGCATTACTGTTGAACACGCTGGAATTTATAGCCTGACTTTTTCAATTCAATTCAGCAACACAGACACCAGTATTCATGACGTGAATGTTTGGTTCCGCAAAAACAACAGTGGCGCCGCTGGCGATGTACCTGCTAGCGACAGCAAGTTCAGTGTTATTGCAAGCCATGGTGGCACTCCTGGCAACGTAATTGGCACTGTCAATTTTGTATTACCGCTTGTTGCCAATGATTATTTGGAATTGATGTGGGCAACGTCAAATGCGCAAGCTTACATTCGTGCTGAGGCTGCAGAAACTAGCCCCTTTGCTCATCCAAGCATTCCGGGCATCATCTGCACCGTTGTTCAAGTCGCCTCCGCCTGATCATGGCTGACACACGCCGCGAGTTGATCCTTGCTCGCATTGCAAGCAATCTGAGCAGCATCACCGGTGCAACGGTCTACCGCAGCCGTGTGGAGCCTTTGGCACGCGGAGAGGTGCCTGCCGTCATTGTGGAGCCGGTCAACGATCAACCGATTGACACCAACTTTTACGACAAGTTGGATTGGACTATGCGGGTCAGGATCACCACTCTTGTTCGTGCTGCTATCCCTGACGACGATTCAGATACCTACACGCAGCAGGTGCATCAAAAATTGATGGCTGATCAAACCGTCAACGGTTATGCACTTGACTTGACACCTGACCGTACTGACTTCAGTCTTTATGAAGCTGATGTGCCTTTGGGTATCATTAGCCAAGACTTCCTTGTGCGGTATCGCACGAGCAGGACTTCATTAACTAGCGCCTAACATCATGGCTAAGATTGAAAGGGAAGTTCCCAATCCCGGAGTGGGCGGCAGCTATTTGTTTGACCCCAAGTCTGGGAAGCTTACACTGATTACAGAAACCGCCGCTCCTACCACCGATGGCACTGACTCGGAAGAAGTTTCTGATCGCGAAGATTGAGTCAACCTATGGGACTGACCCTAGTCCTGTCGGCGGTTCTGACGCGGTTCAAGTTACCAACCTTGAAGTAACTCCGATTGAATCGGACAACGTTCAAGCGGCTTCTTATCAAGGCTTCCTTGGTAACAGCACCCGTGGCACTTTGGTTGCCAACAAGCGCGTCAGCGTGACTTTTGATGTTGAGCTGGCTGGTTCTGGCACTGCTGGCACCGCTCCTGCATTTGGTCCGCTGCTGAAGTCCTGCGGCTTGAGCGAGACAATTGTTTCTTCCACCTCGGTGACCTACGCCCCGGTGAGCAGCAGCTTCAGCTCCGCCACGATCTACTGCTTCTACGACGGCACCCGCCACAAGATCACCGGCGCACGCGGCACTGTTAGCTTCAACCTGACTGCTGGTCAGTTTGCTGTTGCCAGCTTCCAGTTCATCGGCATCTATAACGCCCCTGACGACACTGCCCTGTCTGGCTCCTTCACCGTTGCCAACCAGGCTGCTGCCATCGAGGTCAACGACACCAACGTGACCACGGCCACCTTCCACGGTGTGACCAGCTCCCGCATTGAGTCGTTCGACATGGCGCTCAACAACGAGCTGCTGTACAAGGAGACCGCTTCCAACAAAGAGGTTCTGATCACCAACCGCGCTCCTGGTGGTACGGCTGTGATCGAGGCTCCTGCTGTTGGCACCACTGACTTCTTTGCCAAGGCTGTTGCTTCTACCACTGGTTCCACCAGCCTCGTGCTGGGCGCCACCGCTGGCAACATCGTCACGCTGAACGCAGCGCAGACAGACATCACCGGTTGCAGCTACGCTGATACTAACGGCGTAATCGCGCTGTCCATGCCGTACTTGGCTCTGCCTACCACGGCTGGCAACAACGAAGCTTCGCTGGTGTTCACCTGATCTCTGTTCATGGCCTTCGTCCTCAAGAAGACTGCTTCCTACAAGTGGCCGGTCACAGTAGAAACACCTATTGATGGCGGCAAATTTGAAAAACAAACGTTTGATGCAGTCTTTAAAAAGATGAGCCGTTCTGCTTTCAACGATCTTGTCAATAAGGGTGATGATGCTCTTGTTGATGGGATCCTTGAAAGCTGGGATGGCATCAAGGACGAAGACGGAAAAGACATTGCTTTTACGCAAAAGAACAAGAAGGAGCTGTGTGACGACCCCTACGTCATGAAGGCTTTGATTCAGGCGTATGCCGATAGCGTCACTGGGGCGCCGGCAAAAAACTAAAAGACGCCGCTGAGTACTGGGCGAAAGGCGGCGTTGTAGACGAACGTGAGGCCGACCTGAAGGCTCTTGGCGCAAGCGAGGAGCAGATCGCCGCTGCACGTCTGCAGGCTGCTCAACAGGATTGTGAGATCTGGGAGGAGAATTGGGAGATTGTGTTGATGTTCATCCGCATGACGACGCAATGGCGTACGAGCATGGCCGGATTGACGGGACTGATCTACCCGAGTTTGGAATGGCTCTGTAAGCTGTATTCAGTCAAGGATCCTGTTGCCATCTTCGAAGGCGTGCAGGTGATGGAAATGGCTGCCCTGGCCGTTCTGAACAGCAAACGCAAATGAGCCAAACCACTGAGCTGCTGCTGAGGATTAAGCAACAGGGCGGTGAGCAGCTCACGAGGTTGTCTGGCAGCTTCAAAAATCTTGGGCAACAAGCTGCGGCCGCCAATGTCAATTTCAAAGAAGTATCTGATGAACTGAGAAAGATTCAGCAGACTTCTGCAAACAGCATCAATAATCTCAAAGGCTATTCAAATGCATGGCGCGAGATTGCAAATAGCGTTGAGATTGGAACTGCTGAATTCAAGCAAGCAAACGCTGAAGCAGCGAAACTTGAAGCACAATTGAAAAAGGTGCAGCCCGGTGGTGGCACTGGTCGCCTGATGGGGCTTGCTAGGGGCGCTGGCACGGTTGCTGCTGCTGGTGTGTTTGGCGGTCCGCTTGGCGCTGTTGGCGCTTTGGCTGGCGCACCGTTCGGTCTTGCTGGTATGGCTGCTGGTGGTGCGATTGGCGCCCAAGCCGGGATGATGGGGCAGCAAGTTGCGGGGCTGGCCAGCTATACCGCCTCGATTGAAAGACAACGAACGGCATTGAAGCTGGTCACTGAGGATTCGGTTTCGTACCAGCAAGCTCTTGATTTCATCAATACAACCAGTCAGCGGCTGGCGATTCCGCAGGAGCAGATTACAAGGCAGTTCACGCAACTGTCCGCCTCTGTTCTTGGCGCGGGTGGCAACGTACGCGATGCCGAAAAAGCTTTCCTTGGTATTGCTGCTGGTATTCGCGGCACTGGCGGCAGCCTGCAGGACATGGAGGCCGCACTTCGTGCTACGGCTCAGGTCTTCAGCAAGGGCAAGGTTAGTGCAGAAGAACTTCGCCAGCAGATTGGCGAGCGTCTGCCCGGTGCATTCACCCTGTTTGCCAAGTCTGTTGGCATGACGCCGCAGGAG